CTCAAAAAAAGGCGTACAGTTATTTCCTGAAAGGCCAGGAATTGCCACTTGAGGGCACACCGATTAAAGGCTGGGGTATGATCTCCCCGGCGCAACAGGAAACACTAGTTAAAATGCACGTATTGACCGTCGAACAGTTGGCGGCAATGAACGACGAAGGCACCCGTCGCGTCGGCATTGGTGCAATCGAATTAAAAAATAAAGCCGTTGCATGGCTTAAGAATATCAAGAAAGCGGGTGCTTCAACGCTTGAAATAACGGCGCTGAAGAAAGAAAACGAAAATTTGAAAGCGGATATGCTTGTTTTAAAAGAAAAGATGAATGAGCTAATCGCGCAGCATGAGGCAATGGTAAATATGCCTATGGACGATGCCATTGATGTTGCTAATTTAATGGAGCACTGATGGCTACCTTATTGAGTCTGGTCCAGCGGTTTTGCAAGCGTTCGGGAGTACCGTCACCCGCAACCGTTACCGGCTCAAGCGATAAGCAGGTTTTACAAATCATGAGCTTGCTGGAAGAGGAAGGCGAGGATTTATCCTCCCGCCACGACTGGCAAGGCTTAACGATAGAAGAGACCCATACGACGATTGCCGACGAGGATCAGGGCGATATTGACGACATTGCGCCTTTCGGATTTCGTTATATCCGCAATAATACCATTTGGGACCGAACAGACCAACTCCCGGTTATAGGCCCTATGTCCGGGCAGGAATGGCAAGCATTAAAGGCGGTTGCCGTCAGCGGCCCGCGCTTTCAATTCCGATTTCGCGGCAATCATCTTTTAGCCAATCCGGTGCCGACAGCGGGGCACACATGGGCTTTTGAATACCAATCTAAAAATTGGATACTCGATACCAACGGCACGACCACCAAGTCAGAATTTAGCGCGGATACCGACACGCTTTTATTGCCTGATTCTTTGGTAATGATGGGCTTGCGCTGGCGCTGGATGCGCGAGAAAGGGCTAAGTTAAGCCGAGTTGTTCAATACCTATGAAGTTCAGGTTAAGGACGCAATGGGGCGCGATGGCGGCAAGCGGCGCTTATATTCGGACGGCAGCGGCCAGGAGGTTAAGCCGGGTATATTCGTTCCTAACGGTAATTGGACAGTGCCATGAGAGTAGCGGCTGACCAAAGACCGAGTGGACGCCAACAGATCAGCGCAATCAAGAATTTTCCGTCACCTATCGGCGGCTTGAATGCAACAGATTCCATAGCCGACATGAAGCCTACGGAAGCGATTATTTTAAATAATTGGTTTCCGCGTCCAAGTTATGTTGAGATTCGTGGAGGTTCTTCGTCTCATGCCACAGGAATGACCGGAAATGGTAAAACGCTTGCTGTTCACAACGGCATTTCAGGCACCAACAAAATGTTCTGCGCAACGGCTTCAGGCGTTTACGATGTGACTAGCGCCGGAGCGGTAGGCAGTTCGGTGGCTTCGCGTACCGACGGCAAGCACCAGCATTTGATGTTTGGCGATGGCACTAACAATTGGCTGATAATGGTCAATGGCGTCGATAAGCCGCTATATTACGACGGTTCGACCTGGACGGCGATAGACGGCGCATCGTCACCCGCATTAACCGGCGTCACCACGACGGAATTAATCGGGCTGGCGATCCACAAAGGCCGGTTAATTTTTATTCAAAAAAACACGCTATCCTTTTGGTATTTGGCCGCAGGCGCGGCAGGCGGCGCATTAACCGAGTTCGACTTATCCGGCGTGGCGCAAATGGGCGGCTATCTGATGGCTGCGCAAAGCTGGACGGTTGATTCCGGCAGCGGCCCCGACGACCGCATGACGTTTATCACGTCGGAAGGCGAAGTTATCGTTTATCAGGGCACGAATCCCAGTTCAGCCTCTACATGGGCTTTGGTTGGCGTTTATGTGCTTGGCAAGCCTATCGGACGGCGCTGCATGACCAAGGTGGGGTCTGACGTTATTATCCTGACGCAGAACGGCGTTTTTTCGCTTGCTACCGTTTTGCAGGAAACCGGCGTTAATTATGCGATGGCGGTCTCTAAAAAGATTGAGAACCTGTTTAATGAGGCATCAAGGACATACGGAAGCAATTTCGGCTGGAATATGACCTTGCTCCCGGATCAATCGGCCTTTATCGTTAACGTTCCGATGACCGAGGACGGCGAACACATCCAATATGTAATGAACACCATCACCAAAGCGTGGTGCAAGTTTACCGGATGGGATGCGGAACACTTTGCGGTATTGAACAGCGATTTATATTATTGTGATGGAACCGCCGTTATTAAGGCATGGTCAGGTGCAAGCGACCAGGGCGCGAATATCGAGGCGTATGCCAAGACAGCATTTAATTATTTCGGAAGCCAGGGGCGGCTTAAAAAGTTTCGTATTTTCCGTCCCGTGCTTTCAGTCAACGGCAGTGTCGGATTTTTAATTGACATCGATGTTGATTTCGAGGATAACGAGATAACCGGCCTAGCCTCCTATACGGTAACATCGAGTGCGGTTTGGGATACGGCGCTCTGGGGCGAATCCTATTGGGCTTCAGGCTTGCAGGTCGTTAAAGAATGGGCGTCGCCGGAGGAATGGCTAGGCTATTCGGCAGCGGGTAAAATTAAGCTGGCAACGAATACGCTTACCGTTCAATGGTTATCGTGTGATTATGTGTACGAATACGGCGGTGTGTTATGACGGCCTACCGCATTGTTGACAACGAATTATCCCGTTGCCAGAAATGGCTAGGCGATAAAACGGGCGGCGTAGGCACGGACATGGTTGTCTGCATAGGACTTGAGCGCAACGGCGAATTAATCGCCGTGACCGGATATAACCTGTTTAACGGGCGTTCCTGTCATGTGCATTTTTGCATTGAAAAAGGCGCGTATCTAACACGTCAATATATTTGGTATGTGCATTATTACACTTTTATTCAAGTCAATTTAGAGATAATGATCGCATTCATGGCGGCATCAAATGAGAAAATATTGAGATTAGCCAAGCACTTAGGCTATCAAGAAAAGTACAGATTAGAGAGCGCACACCCGGACGGCGATATGGTGCTTTGCACGCTATCGGCCAAAAACTGTAAATTTTTATTAGGAAAAGAACATGCCATCAAGTGATCCACCTCCAGCTCCGGATTATGTAGGCGCAGCGAAGGCGCAAGGGCAGGCGAATCTTAAAGCGGCCATTGCATCTGGGCAGATCAATAATCCCAATGTATCGAATCCGTTTGGGACTCAATCGGTTGAGTGGGAATATGTCCGAAGTCCAAGCGGAAAAATTATCAGCGTCATTCCAACAATTACCCAGAAGTTCTCGCCGGAACAGCAGGCGCTATACGAGAAAAGCCTTACTACCAAGGATATTATGGGCCAAAAGGGCATCGGTCTTGCCGGCGCCATTTCAGGTGAAGGGCTTGACCTTTCCGGACTTCCCAATGCGCCAATAAGCGCAGGACAGCGGCGCGAGGATGTCATTAACGCGATGATGTCACGGGTTAATACAGATATTGCAGGAAGGCGCGACAATACCAACTCTGAATTGATTGCGGCAGGCATTAGGCCCGGCACAAAAGCTTATCAAGCCGCTATGGAAGGCATTGACCGGCAGGAAACGGACGCACGGCAGCAAGCGATATTGGGCGGAGGCCAGGAGGCGACACGCGACTTTGGTATGGATTCACAGGCGAGACAACAAGCCCTTGCCGAATTGTTAGCGCAACGGCAAACGCCATTGAATGAGCTTAGCGCCTTAACCTCCGGTTCTCAGGTTAATAATCCATTCGCAGGCGGTTTAGGCTATCAGGCTGGCGCTAATGTAGCACCAACGCCAATTGCTCAAGGCATTGCCAACCAAGGTCAATCGGCCATGAATCAATACAATGCACAGCAGGCGGCATTGGGCGGCAATATATCCGCAGGTGCGGGTTTGTTGGGTTCATTAGGCAGCGCAGCGATAAGGTACTAAGATATGATTAATTGGGGCGACTACAGACAAATGCCGGATTACCGGCAGTTTATCGATCCGAACAAGCACTCGTCTCCGGTTGCGAAAATAGCCAGGGCGATGGACCCAATGACCTATGTACCCGGCATGAAAGACGTTGCCAATCCCGTACACGATGCGGCGACAGCAGGCATTGAGGCGGGTAATAAAGCAATTTCGCCAATTGCAGGCGGTTTGCAGAAATTTACCGAATTTATCACGCCGGGCTTAACGCAAGTAAAAGACGCGGTGCCTATATCTCGTGACATTGACCGCTTTATCCGCAATAAGCCGATAGATGCGGCA